GATTACTAGAGAAGAAATGGATGAAATATTTCAAAAACAAAACGGAAAGTGTCTCTATACAAATATGGATTTATTTTTTGAAACAAGCGGAAAGAAGGGTAATGCTTCACTAGATAGAATAAACAGTTCTCTAGGATACATCAAAGAGAATGTTCAATGGGTTCACAAAAAAGTGAACATCATAAAATGGGATTTGACTCACGAAGAATTTGTCAACTTTTGTAAAACAGTAACGGAGAATTACAATGGCGTATAACAGTAGCAACGGTAACATGAGTGTCTATAGTCAGTTTATCCATCTTTCGCGTTACAGCAGATGGATGCCAGAAAAGAATCGCAGAGAAACATGGGAGGAAACCGTTGCTCGTTATTTTAATTTCTTTGAGAAGCATCTTGAAACCAAGTGTGGATACAAGGTGGAAAAGTCGGTTCGCAACGAACTTGAAACCGCTGTTCTGAATCTTGAAGTGATGCCTTCCATGCGAGCATTGATGACCGCAGGTGAAGCACTTGAGCGTGACCATGTTGCAGGTTACAACTGTGCGTTTGTTGCTCTGAATCGTCTTCGTGCGTTTGATGAAATCCTGTACATCCTCATGTGCGGTACAGGCGTAGGCTTCTCGGTTGAGCAGCAGTTTGTAAACAAGTTGCCAACCATTGCAGAAGAGTTCAGCGACAGCGATACGGTAATCGTTGTTGAGGACAGCAAGATTGGTTGGGCAAAGGCATACAAGGAACTAATGTCGCTGCTTGTTGGCGGTCAGATTCCAAAGTGGGATACTTCAAAGGTTCGTGGTGCTGGCGCAAGACTCAAGACTTTCGGTGGCAGAGCATCTGGCCCAAGACCACTTGAAGACCTGTTCCGTTTCTGTGTTGATACTTTCAAGAAGGCAGCGGGACGCAAGTTGACTTCTATTGAGGTTCACGATATCGTTTGCAAGATTGCTGAGATTGTTGTGGTGGGTGGCGTTCGTCGCTCGGCTCTCATCTCTCTGTCTGACTTGAATGATGAGCGTATGCGTGGAGCCAAGACGGGTGCATGGTGGGAAGCCAACGCACAGCGAGCCTTGGCTAACAACTCTGCTGTCTATAAGGAGCGTCCTGAAGTAGGAACATTCATGGAAGAATGGCTATCACTTTATAACTCTAAGTCAGGCGAGCGTGGCATCTTTAATCGTGATGCTGCCAAGCGAACTGTTGCGAAGTTGGGTGATCGTCGTGATTCAAACCATGAGTTCGGAACTAATCCTTGCTCAGAGATTATTCTTCGTGATCGTGAGTTTTGCAATCTCAGCGAGGTTGTGGTTCGCAGAGAAGATACTGAAGAAACTCTGAAGCGTAAGGTTCGTCTTGCTGCAATTCTTGGCACATGGCAGGCTAGTCTTGTAGACTTCCGTTATCTGTCAAGCGAATGGCGTAAGAACTGTACCGAAGAAGCCTTGCTTGGTGTATCTCTCACAGGCATTTTGGATAATCCAATCATGCGAGATAATCGTGAAGGTCTACACAACATGCTTAAGGATCTTCGTGAACATGCCGTAGAAACAAACGCAAAGTGGGCAAGCAAACTTAAGATTTCTCCTGCCGCAGCGATTAGTTGTGTTAAGCCAAGCGGAACCGTATCTCAGTTGACGGATGCGGCTTCAGGCATTCACGCTCGTCACAATCCGTATTACATTCGCACCGTTCGTGCAGATCGCAAAGACCCGCTGTGCCAATTCATGTTGGACAAAGGCTTCCCCGCAGAGCCGTGTGCCATGAAGCCGGATTCGGTTATGGTGTTCTCGTTCCCAATGAAGTCACCCAAGGGCTGCATTACACGAAACGATATGACTGCGGTTGAGCATCTTGATCTGTGGCTCACCTATCAGAATCACTGGTGCGAACACAAGCCATCAATCACCGTTACCGTGAAGGAACCTGAATGGGTTGAAGTGGGTGCATGGGTCTACAAGCACTTGGATGCAGTATCAGGCATCTCGTTCCTACCACACTCGGATCACTCCTACAAGCAGGCTCCATATCAGGACTGCACCAAGGAGGAATACGAAGCCTTTGTGTTGCGTATGCCTAAGGATGTAGATTGGACTGAGTTAAGCAAGTATGAAAAGGAAGACAATACCGCAGGCACTCAAACCTACGCTTGCTCGGCTAACTCATGCGAAATCGTAGACCTCGTGGCAAACTGACCCCCATAAATAATGGGGTGAAAATTGTAGGAATTGACTATTCGTTATGCTCGCCGTGTGTTGCTGTAACAACAGACGGCGGGCTATCCTACCAAGCCCATTATCTTACTCAAACTAAAAAGTTTCTAGGTGATTTTAAATTTGGTAACTTTTTAATAAAAGGATGGGAATATCCTGCTTGGACGACACCTGAGGAACGCTATCAGGGGCTCTCAGAATGGGCTATAAGCCTCGCTGGTGCGTCCGAGCGAGTAATGATAGAGGACTATGCTCTTGGAGCCAAAGGGCGTGTTTTCCATATCGGAGAGAACGCTGGATTATTAAAATGGAAACTGTGGAATTCTAAAATTTCCTTTAAAGTTGTAGGCCCAACGGTTCTTAAAAAATGGGCAACAGGCAAAGGAAATGCTGATAAAGAGAAAATGCATGCGGCATTCCAAGAGCGTTTCGGATTAGATTTGCAAGCCCGTCTATCAGGCGGTAAAGGCAAGATAGGTAATCCAGTAAGCGATGTGGTGGATGCGGTATGGCTCTGTCAGTACGCGATAGAGAATTAAGGAACAGCAATCCAAGTTTCTAGTGTTGCAGTCATTCGCTTCCAACGATTGGTTCCCACACAAATATACAAAGTATCAGAACTCCAAGCAATCTGTCCTGTTATCCCTGCACTAGTTGCTGTTTCTGGTGGAGCAACCGCGCCTGTTGCTGTTATTGGATAAAGGCGTACATTTCCTGTTAACCCGTTATAAGATTGAACATAATCCCCAACAGGCCCCGTTGCTCCTGTAGTACCTTTAGGGCCAGTTGCACCTGTGGCATTATCCAATGTCCAAGTATTTGCTGCTGTTCTTTTTAGATATCCTGTACCAGTCACAGCAGCGATTGCATCAAGATCAGCATCCCATGCTTGAACATTAGAACCTACTTGAAGACCAGCAATATAGCCGCCAACTGGTAATGTTAATACGCCACTCTTATCAAATACCCAAGTATAACCAAATCCAAAAGTATTTGTTCCAATTTGAACTTCAGTATCACTAGCAGAAACAAATTGATTCAAATCATTGCTGGCTATTGTAGCATAACCACCGGGACCAGTTGGCGCAACTAAATCTATACCACCACCAGTATTATAAGCATCAGTAATCTTTCCACCGTTTGGTAGCAATACGCTTCCTGTGACTCCAAGACTAAGTACAGAAGTTCCATTTATTAGCCTGTTTACATTTACATTTCCTGTGAGTCCATTTACTGAAATCACATAATCCCCAACAGGCCCTGTTTCTCCTTTAGCACCAGCAACACCTTGAATGCCTTGAATACCCTGTGATCCGGTTTCTCCTTTAGCACCAGTTGCTCCTTGAAGACCCATTGCTCCTTGAGGACCAACGATGCTCATCCCCTCTCCCATAGAAACAGGAGTAACCAATCCGGTATTTGAAATTTCTACTGAAGATACGAGTTGAGGAATACTCGCTCCCAAAGAAACAGAAGATACTGTTCCTACAGAAAGATCTATTGAAGATATAGGCCCTGTAGATGTGCCCCCAACAATCACCACGCTAATATCTGGCGAACACATTAAATTCTCGTAACTTCAGGATATACAGTAACCATTCCCTGAACAAGACGCTGAACCATTGTTCCGTTGTTGGAATGCAATTCTACATCATAAAAATAAACACCAGGTTTTACTGCTGCTGTATTTGTCGCACCCATGAAAACCGTAATGTATCCGGTTCCACCAGTAATCGCTGTTCCTAAAGTTATTGCGGTTTCTGAAGTGTAATACTTACGCATCTGACAATAAGCAGTGCTGCCTGAAAGACCTATTGCATTACCTAAAGAATCTTTAGCAACTATGCTGAAAGCAAAATTTGCTCCCTGATCCATATCGTGATTGATGCTTACTGCCATTACTGTACCCTTTGTGCAAGATAGTATTTGAACCCGACTACTTCATTACTAAATCCGCCACAAATTCCTCGGCTTCTCCATACACCAGGCATCTTTATAAATCCATTAGTAAAAACTTCTTTGCCGTCAAACCAGTGAAAAACCTGTCCGGATTTTGTATCAAGTATATTTAGA